GTTGTTCTATACCATATGTAGCCATACTTCTACCATAAGATTGTTCGTATAATTGTAATAAATCTGTTGGTCCTTTTAAATAACCATAAGTTTCAGCTAAACATGCATATAATATTAAATCTGGGTAGTTTGTAGATACATAAGTTGTAGTCGCGTCACTAGCTGTAATACTATCTGGTTGCTTAACATATGCAACATGGCACACGTAAGCAGCATCGGGTGTCGGGGCTAAAAAAATAGTAGATGCATTTCTGTTAGCATAGTATTTTGGAATATTATTAGGTGCAGCTGCCGCTGTACCAGGTGTGTTATAGTACTCTTCCATAAAAGAAGTATCTCTAAGTTCTAAATTTTTTCTAACAGCTGGTGTTTCGTTTGTATCATTAATGTAAATATATCTTATAAATCTTGTATTAGCTGGTGCAGCAACTTCTCTATTACCTGGAGTCAAAGTAATTGTATCATAGAAACGAGCGTCATCTGTATCTGTTTCTCTAAATATTCTAGCTTCAGCATTTTTAACAATAGTTTTAAGAATAGCATCATTTAATACTGTGCTATCAACTTCTGTGTAACTTCTAATATCTGATTTTAATTCTCCAAAATTCATAATTATGCCTTAAATACTACCGGTCCAGATGAGCACTGTAAACCGCCTCCTGTTGCTGTTGTACTAGCTGCTACTTGATTAGTAAAGTTAAAACTATTAAAAACTGTAACTGTTGGTGGCTGTCCGGGATTTGGAATTACGCTTGCATTCATAGTAATTTCAAAAGATCCATAAACTTTTGCACTATTATCATGTGAACTTGCTGTTGTATTAGCCGGTACTACACCTCTAAATGGAGCTGCTGTTCCTCTTACACAACCGGTTAAATCATTACCAACCTTACCTGTATATTGAATTGTCTCATTTTGAAATAATAGTGTTGTTGGATTTATTTTTTCAATAAATATAAATCCACTGTTTGGAAAATTACTTGCATCATTTAAAGTTATTGTAGTAGCAATATCAGTAATTGCACCATTTAAAGTAGATTGTAATTGTATAGCTTCAATCGGTACATTTGATACTCCAGTTTTTAATTCATTGAAAACTACAAAATCTCCATCTTTGTAACCACTATTTGGAAAATTACATATTATTACATTTGATCCTGCAGTTGAACTAAAAGGATTTTCAGGAAGTATGTCGAATGTTGGTGGCTCAGTTCTGTCAGGTCTAGCGTTTTGTAAACCTTGTGGGTCACCACCGATTGGTATTGGATTTAATTGAGGTTGTTTAGGTTCATATTCTGAAATATGCACAAAAGCTCCGTTCCATTCTCTTACCATTTCATTATAGGGAAACTGCATTCCTGACCGATCAGAGATTGCTAATGCGTGTCTGCCTTTTGATAAATTAGTCATAATTAATTACCGTTCTTAACGTCTAAACTGTCTCCATTTAATACATATAAAATATCTATTGCGGCAGATATTGCAATATCTGCTCCTGCACTATCTCCAATTGCTCTAAATTCAATATCTGTTTTTTCATTAAATTTTAAAGGAATTTGATATTCTTGATGACGAGATCCTTCAGCAATAACAAATTTATCTTCGACTCTGAAGACACCTCCATCAGGTCTAGCTAAAAACCTAACAGTTGCATATTTATTATTTTGTGTTGTTGCAACAGTAACATCAGTTTGTAAAACATAAGCCGTAAAGTTAGCAGGGACTGTCCATAAAGCCATTAATGTTTGATTATCACCAATTGCAATTGTTGCATAAGGTATTGCAGGAACTCCACCTGCAGGAGCTGCCTCGGTTCCAACGTAGATAACACCTTCATTACTTCCTGTAGTTCCAGAAGTATTAACAACAACTCTGTTTACCCTTATCCAATTATTAGCTAAACCTAGTTGAACAGCTGTTTGTCCATTTAAATCTACCGTAACACTAACTTCATTGTAGTCAGCGTCTAATCCTGAAATAGTTACGTTTTGTGCTCCAGTTCCAGCGGCTGTATCGTTTGCGCTTGAACTTGAAACATACAAAGTAGATGCACTTGTTAAATAAGTATATAATCCTCCTTGGGCCCATACTGTTTCTATTGCATTGTCGATATCAGGATTAAATCCAAACTTAAGTATAGGTTTATGAAAAGCTATTTGTTGTTCTGCAACTTGTAAGTAAAAAGGTTCTGTTTTACCTTGTTTAGTTATAGAAGTAACTTTTCTTGTCATTTACTAAATCTCCGGAAAATAAGTTCTCGGTGTTACAAATAAACTAGAAGAAGATCCATCATTTTGTAATGCTCTTTGTAGTTCATCTTCATATAACATTTTTAAGTTTTGAACTGCAGCTGGTTGAAATTTAAGTGCTAAATAATAAGAAAGTCCCGCTACCATACAAGGTACAAATCTGTAAGGCACATCTGCTTGATTAGTATAAGCTCCAGCATCTTGAATTCTTGAAGCATAATAATAGTTAATACTATTGCCGGCTTCAGTCGCTCCTGGAGTTAAGAATAAAGTTATTGTTATTCTGTCAATAAATCTTTGAACAAAAAATTGTGTGGGCGAACCCTGTTGTGATTTATCTGCAAAAGATTGATAGATTGATCTATTTATTTTAGTTAATGGAAAATCTATGTTTTGTTGATTTCTATAAGAAGCTTCTAAAATATCATCAACTCCATAAATAGCGTTAGCATCTGAAGTACCATCTTCAGGTGATCTATACATAGTGTATAGGTTCTTACCTTGCACTAAAGTTAAGTTATTGTTTTTTATTTCCCAATAGTGAAGACCTCTATTAGACCATTCTTGAAACATTATGTTTAATGATCTTCGAGCAGAGCTTAATTGTTGACCGGTAACACCAGTCATATTTATTCGTTCATACGCTTCGTGAACTATATCATCTATAGAAAAACCTTTTTCAAAGGTCGTTGTTCCCGAAGTAGTGTTAGCCATGAGCTTACGCTCCCGTAATAGTTATAGTAACGCTTCCGCCTGCTCCAGTTAAATTATAAACAATTCCTTCTTTAAATAAAATACCTGAACCTGGAACATAAACTTCTAAACCTTCTTCACCATACCTATAAGTAGCTAATAAATTTCCAGGTGCTGCTCCACCTGCTGTTGCTGCATCGTAAAGTAATAAAGTAGAATTTGTTATTCCTTTTGCTTGAATAGAAGTAATTCTAGCTCTACCTGTTTTACCTAATGTATCTGCTCCTGCAGCTACTCCAAGGTTTAAGGTTGTTTGATCTGATGTTGCACTTCCTGACATATTTTTTCTCCTAAGTTACAGAGCTACCGAAGTAGCTCTATAAAAATTAATTATACTCTAACCCAGCCGTAAGTTGAACCGCTGTAAATGTATTGACCTGAAGTAGTTCCAAATCCTCTTGGAATAGGTGTACCTTTACTATAGTCTGTTCCACCGACTCCACTAGCTCCAGACACAACTCCTTCAATTCCACCAGCATCGCTAGAAAATACAAACTCATTAAATGCAAAACCATTTGAATTAGTTGTAATATTTTTTAATTGTATTGTATCACCAACACCTGGTGTTGCAGGCATTGTAATAATTATGTCTGCTGCTTGCGCGTTGTTATCTACAAATAATCCAGTAGCTGCACTTGCAGATTTACTTGCAGTGATAACTTCCCATGTAATTCCACCAACTGATGAAGTACTTCCGTCTGAATTTTGTATTATGATTTCACCATTGACACCTTCTGAAGTACTTGTTGCTGCTCTTCCAATGACCAATGGTCCTGTAAATGTAGTTCTTGCCATAATTTTTCTCCTTTTCCTAGTTAATAGATTATAGTCTCTAGGCCGTCGACTATACGCGTCTATAATCTTTTTAAATGTATAGTGTGTTTTTTATACAACAGTTTTTAATAGAGTGCAAGAGAGCCTACAGTGTGGAGTGAATTTTTTCCAACGATGTAGCTTTTTACTAAGTAGCTACTGAAACTTCAGGAGCAGAACCTTCAATGTTGTTCTGTCTATGGGCGATCTGAGCTTCTTCTAGCTTAATCTTTGTAATGATTTCTTTGACTTTGTCGTCAATTCTAACCATCTCAAGAGTATACCTATTATTATCTAGGTGCTCCTGTTCCCACTTCAACTCCAAGGACCTTTTTGCTTTGTATAGGTCTTGTATCATTTATAACTTCCTCATAAGTTATTCTATTTACCTTATTGTCATAACTGACACCAAGGTTTTCCCAAACTATACTATTTTCTCCTAGCTTGTCAAGGATTGCTTTTTCAAGCGATTGAGGGTTGTCTTCTGATATAACTTGAAACCTAGAGTGGTGATCGTAGGCCCAAATATTAACCAGAAAAGTTTTCATTTATTTGTTGAAATTATAAAGCTGAAATTTCTTCTTTTTTAGCTTTTAAAAAAGTTAGTTTTTCTTCAGCTAGGGCTAATTTTTCACCTGACGCAGTTTTTTTTAACTGTTCGTTTCTTTTAATTCCATTTTCAATGTTTTCTAAACAATGACCTTTATTTTTTGGTTTCCAATCAGCTGGTGCTTCTTTTAATCTTTTGTATATTCCCATAATTTTTCTCCTTATACTATTTATATATAGTTTTTAAAATTTTATTTCAAGTTGTTTATGAGGGGCGAAACCGCCCCTCATTTAATTATTTATTACGCTCCAGCAGAAGCATACATACCTCTTGGATCAGAAAATCCAAAAGAGTATCTTTCTCTTGCTTTGTATCTAACGTTACCAGTGTCAAAGTCACCTTCCATTTTAGTGGAAATAGGTGATCTGTTGAACATTTTCATGCCATTAGGAACATCAGTTTTAATATAGAACGCGTCTGTATCAGTTAAGTAATGATTAATTACATAACCTTGAGGTACCATTCCTCTAGATACGATAGCATTAATATTGTTATCTGCTGTATCCGTCTGACCTTTTGATTCCATTAGTCTCTCTGCTGTAAATTGCTGATTAGGGTGAATGATCATTTTCATTCCTCTAGCAGCGATTTTTAGACCTCTTTCATCAGTGAAAGCAGAAATATCAATTAGAGATTGCTCTAATGATGTTTCATTAAGGTCAGCAGGAGTTTGCAATTGGTTAGAGAATGTTCCAGCTAATGTAGGGTGGTTTACAATTGCTCCACCTGCATTATTACCGAAAAGTGATACTCCGTCACCACCTGCAAAGTTTCCATCGAAACCATTGTTCAGGACGTTAGCCGCTTTAACTTGTTTAGTATTAGCCATAGATCTAGCTAATGCTTTTGTATATCTAGACGCAAGTCTGTCATACAAGTTGTCTTCAATTGCTTCTTCAGTAATTGAAAACGCTAAAGCGATTGTTTCATGAGTGTAACGAGAAGTGAAAGTCTCTTGCGCATCATCAAATGATACACCTTGACCTTCAGCTTTAACTTGCGCATTACCGAAACCAGATAACATAACTTCTTCTTCAAAAGCTCTGTCAGATGATTCAGTATCGAAAATCTCAGCATGTTCGTTCTCGTAGTTTTTGTATTCCAAGCCGAATAGTGCATTCAGACCTGGCTCTAGTTCTTTAACTAGTTGTGATCGTGATATAGCCATAGTATTTTATCTCCTATTCCTAAGCTTAGTTAATGTACAAGTTACTTGCAGTATTAACTACAACAACCATGTTTACACCAGCTGCTGAAATGTCTTTGTTTTCAGGGTCTTGACCGACTCTGACAACTTTCCACATTTTAGTTGTAGCTGAACCACCGGCAACATTTAAAAGTACAGTCGATTGACCGTCTTTGTTGTCAGTAGCTGTAAACGATGTTACGTTGAAGCTTTTTCCGTTGTTACTTGTTGGACATGCAGCGTCCGTTTTGATCATGTATTCTTGAATTGGATCGTCATTCACGAATGCAGTACCATTGCTGCTTCCAGTATTATAGTCAGTTCCAAAGATTGTTCCTGCGTCTACAGAATTTACAAATCTTGGTTTTGCTGTTGAGCTATCAACGTAAAAAATTCCGTTGAAAGCACCTACTAATAATGAGTCAGCCCCATTATCGTAAGCAGCGCCACCATTACCTGTGTCGTCTGTAGTTGCGAAACTAGCATCTTGTAAAAAGCCTTCTGATCCACCTGCATCTTGCAGTGAAACAGGGTTACCTTTATAAAGACCTACTCCTAAACCTGACTCGACTAAGTATTCAGATTGACCGCCGATTGAAGGTGTATTACCTAATCTTTCGATCATTCTTAAACCAAAGCCTGTAGTTGAGCTATTAGCCATAGTTGTTTCTCCTTTATGTGCCTGTCCCGAAGGACCTCCAGCACGGTTTTAATTAAATTTAGCGGGTAGGAATTGTTAAAAAATTAACGTTTCTTCGAACCACCAAAAGTTACACGAGTTTGTCGATCACTATTGATCGGCATACTTGGATGTTGTTCCCTCATAAGATCGTTGTCGATTGCTTCATTTCTCTCCTGAGTTTGCTTTTTAAAGTACTCAGTTCGAGATTGTGCGATCTCTTCCGGTAACCTTGCCAACACAAGGCCGCCTACTCCGATAACTCCTGCGTATTTTCCTTCTTGCATAGTTGGAAAAACTCCATCTGGATATTCATCAGCTCTCACTAATTCATAACCTGATCTAAGTTTCCCTGACATATTTTTAGTGTCGTCAAACCCTAAAACTTCTGTCCGTAA